CTCAGGTATCCACCTTGCGTATCTGCTCTTGTGTATAAACTGTTGATACTGATCCATTAGCTATTTTCCTCTGTTACCATATCTGTTAATCTACGTAAGTACCAACCAGCCTTCTGTAAGTCCTCTACCTGCTTGCCCTTGTAGTCGTAGCGCCACAGGTACTTCATGCAATTGCCCTTGAGGTAGCCTTTGAATGCATGGCTGGACATAGACTCTTCTATGGCTTCAATACACTCTATGTTGCCTGAGTTGTAATGCTTTGGTGCGCCTACCATGTCTTCTTCTTCTTCGGCTAACGTAGCCCAAGGCTCTAGTCCTGTCTTGTTGGTTACTCTATCCCAATCAAATCTTGATGCGTCATTGATGCTCATGTCTAAATTCCTCTTGTAATTGTTCTAGTCTGTCATTAGCCTTCTCGCTAAAAGCATCTACTAACTCTTCTGAGGTAATGTCTAATATCTCTATGATTGTTAGTTCGTCTAATAGCTTGAGCTTCTCTAGTAAATCGTAGTAAGTGAGAGCCATCTTAGTCTCCGTACTTATCTCTCAAGTAGTTTATACTAACTGGCAGCTCGTCGCAACCACCATTAGCAACTTCGTTAAGCATCCAAATGCCTGACCAGCTACCATTGGTCTGAGGTGTTAGGTAGTCTTCGTCGTGCTGGTAGAAGATGCCTGAGAACAGTCCCAGTAGGTTAGTTCCGTCTGCCTTACGCGCATAAGCTATGTCGCGGTCTTGAACATGCCCCATAATACAGCTCATATACTTCTTCTGCAACATTAACTTAGCAGAACTAACTGGCCTGCCCATAACACCTGAAGTAAAGTAGTGGCAGTAGGCGATGTCATCAATGACAACAGGTTCCAAAAACGGTACAACTTCAAAGCCCATCTCCTCTAGCATAAAGTCTTTAAAGCCTATAAGACCGTCTAGCTTAGGGTCTGACTCAACGGCTCTTGTTATGCGGTTCTCGTGATTACCAAGAGTAAACACCAGTCTAGGATTCCACTGCTTCCACTTGTTACGCTTGAGTCTTTCCTGCTCACTGTGTATAGGCTCTAAGAACTTACGCATAGCGTCTATGCCAGCGTTAATGTCGTTAACGTAGCGTCTGCCTTCGTAGCTCTTACAGCCAACATCGAAGCTGCTCAGGCTGCTCATGTCCCAATGGTCTCCTATGAAAACAATAACCTCTGGCTTCTTGTCTGCTGCGTACTGACCAGCCCATCTCAGATGATTAGTAGGATTATTAGGTTTAACCTGTGTGTCTGGTATAACTAAATGTTTCATACTAAGCTCCCTCTCCTAAGAACCAAGTAACACATAACCTGTTACACGCTTTACAAAGACGTGATTCGCCTTGTGCAGCTAAACCTCTCTTAGCTAAGTCAGGAAGCCTACGACCAAACCTAGCTCTTTGTTGGTGTATATCACCACCGCCTATGTCAGCTAGTTCTCTACTGGTTAGACCTTGGTTGTCCACCAATACTGAATAAACAAACTGACTCTGTGCGTTTAATGCGCCTGAATCTATCATTTGTCTAGCAGCTTCTCTGCTTGTGTTAGGATCAGTTGTTCTTGATAACATATCTAATTGATTCATTGCTTGTCTCCAGCTTCTTGCCATTGTATACAGGATTTATCAAACTTAATTAATGGTTCAATGTCATCTGGGTTAGGTGTTCTGCCTTTTGGTGTCCCACCTGTTTGCACTACAGAGAAGGTAGCTGACTTGTTAACACCATCGTGTAAAACAATGTAGCCCCATTTGCCCTGCTCTCTAAATATAAAATAACTAGGTAAAGATGTTAACTCGCTTAGGTTAATAAGCTCCATATACTTAGGAACATTAAGCGCACAGAAAGCAGATTTACCGTCTCCGTACCACTTACACTCTGCCCACCCAATCATATCTCCTTTATCACAACCAGCAAAACTAGGGTTAAAGAACCATCCGTCTAGTCTGTATTTAACAAGGTTAGGATTTTGCCAGTAATGGCAGCCTAGATGTTCAGACATTATGCGTAAAAGTTTTTCTTCTCTTACCCTGTCTTGAGGTGTTTCTCTCATCTGAGTCATCTCTTTCTCCGCTTGCGTTCTTCTGCTGTCTTTCCAGCATGACATTTATAACACAGCACTTGGTAGCCTGACGCTTCTAGGAACATTCTATTAATGTAGGTGTTCCAATCTACGAAGCCTACTTCTGGTTCTACCACTGGATCAATATGATCTACTGCTGCGTTGTTACGTTTGCGCTTGCGTCCTTCTAACGGTGGTAGAGTAGAGGAGCCTTCTTTCTTACAAGCTTCACACCTGTAGACACCTCTACTTACCCACGCTGACTTCTTAACATCATGCTTAACGCCCCATTTACCGTGAGCGCCTCGCAATGCTGATATTATAAAAGAACGGAAACGTGCTTCTGTCCAACGTCCATTATTCCTCACCTTTAAAACTCCATATCTCTCCTTCATAACGTCTAAGCCATAACAGCCTGCCGTTCTCTAGCACTCTGTCTGCATCTCCGTCATACATCTCTACACATTTGTCGTAGTACTCCTGCTCTGTCTTGCAGTCTTCTAACAGCTTTGCTGACTTCTTCTCGCCTATGCCATGGATACCTATTATGTTATCAACGCGGTCACCCATTAGTATTTGACGATAGAAGAACAACATGCCTTCCTCTGGCGTAACGTAGTACTTAACATTCTTGACAAAGTTAAAGTGCCACCCTGCTATTTGGTCGAAGTCTTTGTCCAAGGTGACCATGATGGCTTCGTCTCCGTGAGTTGTGGCCGCTATAGCTATGGCATCATCTGCCTCTTCTCCCTCAGTAACTATAGCGTCCCACTTCTCGATAAGGTGAGTTCTTAAAGCCTGAATATGCTTTGGTTTCTCCTTACCTTTACGGTTAGCCTTGTAATCAGCAGTGACAGCGTACTCCTTTCTGAAGTTGCCCTTGCCAGTTAGATACAGAGCATAATCTCGTAGTTCCTCAGTAGCTGGGTACTTAGGGTTCTCTATGAGACTAACAACGTAGTCGTCTATCTTTAGGATAGCTTGCTTCTCACTAGCGTCATTACAAGACCAACCTACACGGTAGACCAAGATGTCTGCATCTATTAAAATCACAAGGCTTCTTCCAGAGAAACGTCTACAGCATCAGCGTTGCCCATGTACTCAATGAAGTCAGTGATTACTAGCTTCATAATGCTAGGGCTTCGACCTGCCTTGCCAGAAGGGTTTGTCCAGTCGTAATAGCCTAAGACGGCGGTTGCCTTAGAGCCATTGGCTAGTAGCTTGCCTTTGATCTCGTTACCGTCAGTGTCGTAGATGCGGATGGGGTTTACAGACTTAGCGGTTACGAAGTCGTTGTGGCCTTCCTTGTTGCGTACAGACAAGCCCATCATCTCTAGTGCTTCTTTTCCATCAGCAGTCAGTTCTGTTAGGTCTACTTGATACTTACCAGACATCTTATTCTTCTCTTGAAGATTTGCCCACATAATGCCGCACTTGATTGTTACTGGTTTTGCTTCACTCATAATATCACCTTTAATTAATTTACTATTGTTTTGATCACGAATGATCAGCCTATATTATATCACACTTATTACTACACATCAATGTGTTTCTGCCCAGTTGTTGCCTATTTTATATTCACCATCAAGAGGACAGCGCATCTCTAGTACTTCTCCAGCGTTCCTGATGGCTCTTACTGCTGCTTTGCCTACTGTGACGGCAAAGTTTTCTGGTACTTCTATTTGAAATTCATCGTGTACGTTCGCTACTAGCTTATAAGGTATCTTGTATTTCTCTAGAGACTCTACTAGTAAGACCAACGCTTGCTTCATTACAATAGCTCCTGCACCTTGCAAAAGAGTGTTTAAAGCTGCGTGTTCGCTCCTGACTCGCAAGCGTCTGCCGTCTAGTGCTGGCAATGTACCGCCTTCTGAGAAGTAAGATACACGCTTCCTGAGCTTGTCTAGTGCGGGAGTGTTGCGTAGGAAAGATTCTATCAGTACTTCACCTTCTTTATAGCCACCGCCTACAATCTGACCTATCTTAGCCGCTCCAGCGCCATAAAGA